CCGGGAGGAGCTCGCCGCCGCCAACGCGACGCTCCGGCTCCTCGGCCCGAAAGAGCAACCCGCCGACCAAACGATGCCGCTCGTGCGGCTCACGCCCGCCGATGCGCAGCGCATTGCGCAATCGCTCGGCGGTGGCTGGACGGTGGAACACGTCCAGCAACACGCCCCCATCTTCGCCGCGTTTATGCAAGTGCTCGCCGGGCCGCTCCTGAACGGGCTCGAGGGCATGGCCGACGTCGTCGACTTGCTCCAGACCCGCTCCGACGTCCCGAAATACGAGACGCTCGCCGAGGAAGTCGACCGGCTCCGCGACGAGTACCGCCAACGCGGGCAAGTCATTACCCGCAAGCAAGCCGTCGCGGCGGTTCGCGCCCGGCGCATGGAAGACCCGAAATATATGGACACGCTGCTTGCCGAGCGCGAAGCGGAGAAAGCCGCCGACCAGCAACGCCGCGCCGCCAGTGCCGCCGCCGCCGTGACCGAGGGCGGCGCCACGGTGCAGAAAGCCGGGCCGGAGCCAACCAAGCAACCGCGGGCACCACAGACCAAAGAGGAGTTTGCCCGCCTACCTCTCGAGGAGAAACGCAAAATCCTCGAGGGTGCAACGCTCTAAGCGAAAGGGGAGGGCCGCGCGATGGCGGGCACCACGTACAGTTACACCGACCCGGGGCTATCCACTAGCACCACACTCGTCAACGATCTTGCGCCACTCTGGTTGCAAGACGAGCTGCTCGCCGTCGCGGAAAAGTTGACGGTGTTTCAAGACATGGGCGACACGCCGAACATGCCCGAGGGCGAGGGCAAGACGTACTCGGCGCAGCGCTACGAGCGATTGCCGCTCCCGGGCTCGCCGATCACCGAGGGTGTGACACCGGATTCGACGGCGCTCGTCGTGAACAAGGTGACCGCCGTGCTCGAGCAGTGGGGCATGGTGACGACACTCTCCGACGTGGCGCTCATGACCACCAAGCATCCCGCGTTGCAGGCGGCAAAAGACCGCCTCGGCAACGCCTCGGCCGAATTGCAGGACCGCGAAATTCAGCGCGTCCTCATGGCCGGCGGCGTCGTCGTCATGCCGAACGCGAAGACGTCGCGCTCGGCGCTCGTCGCCGGCGACACGCCCGGCACGGATTTCATCTCGGGCATCGTCGCCACACTCCGCCAGCTCGGCGCTCCGAGCTTCCCCGGCTCGATGTACGGCGGCGTCTTTGACCCGTACACGGAGCAGGATCTTGCGAAGGATAACACCTTCGTGCTCTCGCACCAGTACGCCGAGACCACGGCGCTCTTTAACGCCGAGGTGGGGCGGTGGCGTGGGGTGCGGTGGAAGCGCTCGAACCTGCTGCCGATCATGTCGTTACTCGCGACCGGGGCCGGGGGCGTTGCCGCGGTCGCGAATACCACCGTGCCGGGTGGCACCACCGGCTTTACGGCGGGCTCGACCGTCAAGGCGACCGCCGCGCTTGCCGACCCGGTAAGCGGGCTCGACACCAAGCAGATTGTCACGGCCAACGTGACCAACGCCGCGGCATTCGTCGTCGTGTTCACGATTGATTCCGCGGCGCCTGAGGGCCGGTACAATCTGTATGTCTCGCAGCCAGGTGGCAGCGTTCCGCTGCTGGCTGCGGGCAACGTGCTGAAGACTGCCGGCACGACCACCACGTACACCGTGGTGATGAGTGCGACGGCGCTCCCGGCCGCGACGTTTGCGTCGAATGCCGGCGGCGCTCCGGCGGGCTCCGACCCGCCCGCGTCCATCAACGTCCACGTCGGCTACATTTTCGGCAAGTCGGCGTTTGCCGTGCCGGCCCTCGGCTCGCGTGTGCAGGCGACCTTGACGCCGGCCACCGCGTCGGATTCCGACCCCTTGCAGCAGAGAAGGAAAGCCGGATTCAAATTCATGACCAAAACCTGCATTTTGAATGTCGATTTCTACCGGCGCTTCGAGTGCGCGTCGCTGTTTGGCTGAGATGGGGCGGCCGCGGAAGTATCCGCTTCCAGGTGACGCTCCGGCGGTGCTCGAGGGTGCGCCGGAGCCCGAGCCCGAGGAGGACGAGCGCGAGCCGCTCGAGCCGGAACAGCTCGTCGCGTGGGCGCTCGACCACCCGCGCGAGCTGCTCACGCCCGCCATGGTCGCGGCGCTCTCGCAAGCGTGGCAAGACAACGGACGCGCCGACGACGACGAGGGCAAGGCGCATGCCCGGCGCATTGCCGCGCGGCTCAAGCGGGCCACCCACCCCGAGCTGCACCCTGGGTGCCAGAAAGTCACAATCCACGTGCCGGTGCTCAAACGCCAAGATGGGCGCGGGGGGTTCTGGCATATCAAGATCAACGAGCGCGTCTATGTCGGCGACGTCGAGGTGTGGGAATGCACCGCGCGGGATATCCTCCGCCGGGTGTTCGATTACCGGCAGATGGAAGCGGAACGCATGAGCGAGGACCGCCAAGTGCACCCGACCATCGACTTGGATACCGGCACCACGATTGCCGAGCGGGCGGCCGCCATCCGGCGGGCCTAGATGCCACACGGGCCGACCAAGCAACCGCCCTTTTCCGGGCAGTTGACGCGGGTCACCCGTGAGGGCGAGCAAACGTCCATCGCGTTTACTGCCCACACGCCCGACGAGCTGTCGCGGAAAATCGCCACGGCGAGCGGGGCGCTCGACGGGCAAGTCCAGCGGAACAACGCCGCGCTCCTTGATGCCGCCTCGAGCTTCGAGGAGCGCCAAGCCAAGGTCTACAACGCCGCCGTCGCGCAATTACGCCGCGAGCTCGGATTGACGGCGCCCGACGGTGGGGCTCTCGACGATGCCAACAATCCCGCCGGGCAGATACACGCGTCAACGCATCCGTGACTTAGCGCTCAATCGTGCGGGCAACCGCGCGCTCGACGCCGACGCCGCGGATTTCTTGAGTCAGCACCTCTTCGAGCTCTACACGCTCGCCGATTGGCCGTTTCTCTACGTGTCGGCGCAGTTGACCATCACCGGCCCGACGGTGGCGTTGCCGGACGATTTCATTACGGCGGTGGATGACCACGGGTTGCAAATCCTCTCGAGTGACGGCAACCCGACGCCGCATACATTTGCCCTCGAGCTCTCGCCCGAGGAGCTGTCCGCACGCTCCGGGCCGGGCATGCAATGCGGGGCACCGCCGCTCTACTTTGCCGTCTCGCGCTCCGATACCACCGCGTCGTTCTTCCCCGATCCGTCGGGGCATACCGTGCTCGCCCTCCTCCGGTACAAGTACCTCCCGGCCGAGCCCGCCCCGCCCGACGAGCCCGCCGACGTGCCGGTGTTCCCGTATCACAACTACTTAGTTCAGGCGGTCTACGTGTTTGCGCTCGAGCATGAAAGAGACGCCCGCGCCGCGCAGGAGGCGGCGGTGCGGGACAAGCTCCTCGCTACCATTCGGCTCGGGGCCGCGCCGCTGCGCTCGCAACGGGCCGATATTCCGCTCGACCCGACCGTGTTCCGCTCGCCGTGGCGTGGGTGGTCGGGTGGGTGGCCGCAAGGGTGGTAGATGCCAGGCGCCGACGATCGCGAGCATAAAATCCCGGTGCGGCATTTCTCCGGGTGCATCCAATCCATGGACCCGGCATTCGTGCCGCTCGGCTTTTTGTGGGCATCCAACAATTGGATACCCGACCCGACGTATGTGCTGACCAAGCGTAAGGGCTCGCGGATATTCCAAACCTTGCCGGCGGGCGTCGATTACGTCGACCGGCTCGGCTTCAACGAGGGCTCCGACGGCCACCGCTACCTCTTCGCCATGGCGTGCATGACGTCGGGCGGCGACAAGCTCTACGTCTCGGTCGACGACGCGGCATTTACCGCCGTGGCCAACGGGACATTTCCGACGCCGAGCACGCGCTACGGCTTCGCGTCGCTCGGGGATACCGTCTACATTGGCAACGATACCGATCAAATCAAATACGTGCACCTCGGCGACGCCGCCGTGGACGTGTTGCAGCTCGCCTTGGCCGACGATACCGGCCAGGTGGCGGCATTTGTCGCGGACTCCAATTCCAACTTGATTGCCGGCGCGTATGCGTATCGCTGGGCCATCTTCGACACGTCGGCGAATCGCTGGGTAAAGATTGCCGCCGTGCATACGGTCACGACCGACGGCTCGAGCCGCGTGCGGCTCCAATTCACCTCGCCGGCCGGCGGCCTCGCCGCCAACCAGCAATGGCACCTCTTCGTCGCGGGTGCCGACCAAATGATCGAGGGTGCCCACGACCAAACGCCGAATGGCGTGGCCGTGAATACGCCCGCCGTGTTTGCGCTCTACGATGATCCGACGGTGGACACCACGGTCGTGCCGATTCCCTCGACCGTGACGCGTCGCGGGTCGCACCTGATTGCGCATCGCGGGTGTCTCTACGGAGCCGGCGGCCTCGGGGCCGAGGGCAACCGGGTCTGGGCGTCGGCGGTGCTCGTGCCCGGACTCGAGCAAGCCGCCCGTGACCAAGGCGTCTTTTACCCGGCCACGGCGTTGACGCGGGACTTAGGCGACACGGTGACCGGGCTCGCCGTCGTGCCGCTCTCGTCGGCGGTCGCGGTGCCGACGGCGCCGCTTGCCATCTTCACCGCGGTGACCACGTGGATGTGGCAAGGTGATCTCTCAAGCGATGACCCGCAGGCGAGCTTGGCGCAGCTCTCCGGCGAGATTGGATGCCCGAGCGACCGGTCGATTGTGCCGACCACGGTGGGGGTCATCTTCTGCGGCAAGCGAAGCGTCTACTTGATTACGCCCGGGTCGACCGAGCCGAAAGATATCGGGTGGCCGATTGAAAATGCCATTCGCGCCATTCCCGCCGATGCGCGCGATGCGTCGTGGGCGGTGTTCCACCGCGGCTTTTACAAGCTCGCCGTCACGCCGGCCGGGGCCGCATTCCCGACCGTGCAATGGTGGCTCGACTTGCGCCATGGACTCGGTGACCCGCCGGCGTGGTGGGGGCCGCATACGACGCCGGCGTATAGCGCGTGCACGCGATGGCAGAATCACCCGGCGGAGGATGATCGCCAATGGGCGGCCCTCGGCGCCGGACAAATCCTCGTGCTCGATCAAGCCGGCGTGTACGTCGAGGATGGCTCGCCACCGGTGCCGATTCTCTCGCAAGCCGTGACGGCATACCTCGACGATAATACGCCGCTCGTGCCGAAGCTCGCGAAGCGTGCGCGCATGGTCGCGCGGATTGACGCGGATACGGCGGTCACGCTCACGATTACCGGTGACCAAGCCTTGTCGACGACGGGGTTACTCAAGTTTCATGCGCCGCCCGAGGCGGATTGGGACGTGGCAGATTGGAACGTCGACAACTGGCAAGTTGCTGGGCTTGATCTCGAAGAACTCGAGGTGATCGTGCCGGAGTTGCGTGCCCGGGCGTTTCAAGTGACGCTCACGCATACCGACCCCGTCGGGATTGATCTCCGCGATTTCGAGCTGCGCGTGCAACCGTCGGCACGGGAAACCCGCTAAATGGCGACCATTCAGCGCCCGACCAAGCAAGGCAATGCGACCACCTACCAGGGCAAGGTGGCGGCCGGGTATAGGAAAATTCTCGCCTCGGAGATGGATGCCGATCTCGACCTCATCTACTCGGCATGGAATCAGGGCGTGGATACCGTCAACATCGCCGACGGGTCGATTACCGGCGCGAAAATCGCCGTGGGCGCGATTACCACCCGCGAGCTGCAAGACGGGGGCGTGCTGACCAACGATATCGGCGACAACCAAATCACGTTGGCGAAGCTCGCGCCGGAGGTGAAAACCGCGGGCGGCGATTTGTCGGGGTTCTATCCGAACCCAGCGATTGGCGTGGTGCAGGGTGGGGCGCTCTTTCTCAACTCGCGCGGCATGCTGAGTGCCGTCGCCACGGCGGGGGCGCTCGAAGTCGACGCGAATACCGCCGGCACGACGGCGCACGACACGAGCAAATCGGCGTGGATCCTCCGGGCCGACTATCAGGGCGACGGATTCGAGATTTTCCGCGCGCCGCCCCCGGGCACCGCGTTTACGCAGCTCTTTGGCATTCAGGGCTCGACCGGGAAAACGTACTGTACGCTGGCCGACCAATCCGTGGTCCTCGGACAACTCGGTATCGGTGCCGCCGTCCAGCAAATGGGGTTTGCGGGGATGGGTGCGGGCGTCAATTTCGCGGGCATCAATACCGAGCAGCTCTGCGCGCAAACCACGTGGACGTCGCGGAGCGGGCTCTGGCTCGTGTTTGCCGTCTTGCACGGCCATGTCGGCGTCCCGAGCAGTGGCGCGGCGTCGGGCATGGTGGCGCAAATCCGGCTCGATGGCACGGCGGGGGTCGCGACCGACGGCACGGCGATTGCGCAAAGCGCGTTCGGGTCGCTCGCCGTCGGGAGCGGTGTCAGCACGGCGCCCTTTTCGCTCTCGACGTGCGCGATTGCGAATCCGGGGGCACCGCTCACGGCCGGCGTGCACCGCGTCAAGGTGACGGCGTGGGCGACGGGGCAAGTCGTCGTGAGCTGCGTCGTGGAAAGCGGCTTTGTCTGCGTGGTGGAGTGGGCATGATCGTCCGACGCGCCATCTATGCCGACTTGCCGGCCATCCGGGTCGGCTTTGCGCACCTTGTCGCCGAGCTCGAGACCCATCAACTCGTGCCATACCCGGAGCACGATGCTGGCACCCTTGACGATTTCACGGTGCACCTGGCCGGCCGGATTGGCCGCGACCCGCGTCTCTTGCTCTACGTCGCCGTCGAGGATGAGACGCACCGCCTCCTCGGCTTCTTGGGTGGCGAGGTGTCCGAGCGCGTGCTCGGGTACCCGACCCGCTACGGGGCCGCGCATTGGCTCTACGTGGCGCCGACGGCCCGCAAGCTCGGCGTCGCCCGCGCACTCGTGCGGCTCGCGTGCGAGGACTTGGTGCAGCTCGGCATTACGCACGTCGAGCTGGCATCGCTCACGGGCGATAATCAATGGCTCGAGCGCGGCTGGGCACCCTATCTCGTGCACTTTGTGTTGCCGCTCGAGTCGGTGATGGCGGGGGCGGCGGAGCGACCGCCGGCCCCCGCCCTTGAGCCGGCGCCCGCCGTCGCCGTCCCTGAGGAGCCGGCCCCCATGGTGGCGACGAATGGCAACGGGGCGCACGCCTCCGTCCGCCGTCGCCGGCGGCGGACGCGTACCGGGCGCCCGCGTGGGCGGCCGCGGAAGGTGCCGCGCGAGGAGCCGCCGCCGCCATGAGACTGGTCCGGGCGGCGGGGCCGCGAGACATTCCGGTCCTCGCGCACATGCTCGAGGCGTTGATCCGCGAGCATGAGACGCGCTTTCCGCACGCGTATCCGAAGCTCGAGCCCGCGAGTGCCGCCGCGCACTACGCCGCGGAGTGGCAGAAGCGCTTGCAGGGTGATCCGACGTGTAACGTGTGGCTCGCCACCGACCGAGACGTGCGGGG